TATAATTATTTAGAAAAAGTTTGGTATTATGGCACACTTGCAAGACAGGCTTGGCTTGACAGAGGTATTAGGAATCTGCCACAAGCCACTGGCAATCAATATCTTTATAACCATGAAGTAGGTTTTGATGATGATGGTTCTGCTATGACTTCATTTATAGAATCTTCAGCGATTGATGTAGGAGATGGTGATAAGTTCTTGTTTATAAAACAAGTTATACCAGACATCACATTCAATGGATCTACTAGTGTTAACCCAGATGTCTCATTTACAATGAAGTCTAGAAATAATCCTGGTGCTAATTTTAACGAGACAACTCAAAACACAACTCAAAGAACTGCAACAAGTCCAGTAGAACAATTTACAGAAAAGTTAAATTATCGTTTACGAGGCAGATCTTTTGCTTTAAGAATTGATTCCACATCACTGGGAACAAAATATAAATTAGGTACACCTAGAGTAGATATAAGAGAGGATGGTAGACGCTAATGCTCATAACCAGTATTCCTCAATATATTCAAGGTATAACAAATGCAAAGTTAAACTTAACTGGAACAAGTGCAACAGTCTTATTTACAGTTCCTAGTGATGCCGATTTTAATGCAGCAATAGTTAATTCTATTTTAGTAGCTGAAAAAAGTGGTAATGCTGATACGATCACAGTCACAGTAACAAGTGGTGCTGATGTGTTTACTTTATTTAATGTAAAAGCAGTAGGAGCTAATACCACTGTAGAACTACTTTCAAAAGATTTGATATTACAGAGTGGAGAAGTATTAAAAGTACAAGCTGCAACTGCAAATAGACTACATGTTGTGGCTAGTATTCAAGAATTATCGAAGACAAGAGTGACAACAAGTGCGTTATCTAGAATATAACATTGAACAAAACTGTAATTATTGATAGAGTATTGAATCATGGGAATATTTAAAAGTTTTAAAAAAATTCTTAAAAAAGCAGCACCAATAATAGGTGGCACTATAGGTTTTTCTCTAGGTGGTCCACTGGGTGGTTCTTTGTTTGCTGGTCTTGGAACTGGCATAGGATCATTAGTGGCGGGTGCAGATCCAGATGACGCATTAAGAAATGCACTTATTGGTGGTATTGGTGCTTATGCAGGTTCTAAGTTTCTAGGTGCTGGTTCATCAGCTTCTCCAGACGCAAGTTTTATTACTGGATCTGAATCAATGAACCCTGCAACAGTAACTGCCATACAAAAAGCACAGGCACCAACATCTTTGTTTGATAAAGCTATAAACTTTGCTAAAACTCCTACTGGCATAGCAACTATTGGTGGCGGCATTGGAACTTTAGCTGCACTCGGTGAAGAACCAAAACAAGAAGAGTTTAAGCAAAGACCAGACCCAGTTGGTAAATCTAGATTAGGTCTTGGCTTTATAGGTGATAAGAGTTACAATCTAGATGACGATGAAGAAAGAAAACAATATTTTGATGATTTAAAAAGAAAACAAGAAAGAAGAGACGAAGTAGGAATAATGGCTGCCGCTGGTGGTGAAGTAAACGGACCTGGGACAGGTACAAGTGATTCTGTACCAGCAAGACTATCAGACGGTGAATTTGTACTGACTGCGAAAGCAGTTAGAGGTGCAGGTGGTGGAGACAGAGACATTGGAGCTGCAAGAATGTATGAGATGATGTCCGAACTAGAGAGGGTTGCGTAATGGCTACACAAACTACAGAACAAACCGTAAGATTAGCACCATTTCAAGAAAAATTTTTAGCAGATATATTTAAAAGTGCAGAGGCTATAACAGAACCTGGCTCATCTATGCCGTTTTCTGCTCAACAGTTAGCAGGACTTTCACAAGGACAAAGAGACGCAATAGCAAGAGCCACATCAGGTGTAGGGTCCTTTGAACCTTTTCTACAAAGAGGTGCAGAGGCTATTGGTCAAGGGATCGGACAATTAGGAACTGCACAAGAATATGTCGCTGGAGCAGGTTTCTCCCCTACTGACTTCAGACAGTTCATGGACCCTTACACAGAAGACGTAATTGCAAGAACTCAACAAGATATTGCAGACAGAGGAGCACAACAACAGTTGCAGGCACAAGCAAGTGCCGCGGGTCAAGGTGCATTTGGTGGATCAAGACAAGCTGTATTACAAGGACAAATAGCTGCTGATGTTATGGATCAACAAGCAAGAACTGGTGCACAGCTAAGATCACAAGGTTTTGCACAGGCACAGAACTTAGCTCAACAAGCTGCACAACAACAGTTAAGACAAGCACAACTTACTGGACAGTTGGGTCAAACTGTCGCGGGTCTTGGTACACAAACCGCGGCTCTCGGTCAGTTAGGACAACAGATGGGTGTACAAGACGTAAACACATTGCTTGGTATAGGTGGTCTGCAACAAGGTCAGACACAAAAAGAATTTGATGTGGCAAGAGCAAACGAGTTAGCACAACAAGCATTGCCATTCCAAAGAATAGGTTTCTTATCTGATATATTCAGAGGTGTCCCAGCACTACAACAAACTGTATCAAGAACATCAACTCCACCACCGAGTAGATCTTCACAACTTCTTGGACTAGGAATCGCGGGTCTTGGAGCAGTAGGTAGTGCAGGTGGTTTTGGTAACTTTTTTAGTGGATCTCCAGTAGGAAGAGCGTAATGATTAGAAGTGTATTTGACAGACCAATGTTTCAAAACCCTAATATTCGTAGGAGTGAGCCTGGTGGTATCATGGCTTCTAGTCCAGAGTTAATTAGAGTGAGTACCGCTAATGCAAGTCCTTTAAATAAAACTTTTAATATTCCTCCTTTAGATATGAAAAACATACCAGGAGTTGCTAGTGCCTCAAAAGATAGAGAGGGTAATTTTTTATTCCCACAAGTTGTTTCTTTTTCTACTGAGGATATAGATCCTAAAGCAGAAAAAACAAAATTAGAGCAGTTAAAAGACATGGCTGCAACTGAAAAAAAACTTGCTACGGACACAGCTAAAGAAAAATCAAGTAAAATAGTTGATGATTATAAAAAAGACATAAACGAAACAAATAAAAAACTTTTAAACACAAAACCAACTGATGATGTTGAAGATATATCAGAAGATGTTGACACCACGCTAAGAACAGAAACCAAAACTGATACTAACATACAAGATTTTGATTTCAGTCCTACTAAACAAGGTATGGAAAAAGTAGCGAATGAAATTCAAACTTTATATAAAAACTTTTCAACAGATATGTCAAATTTAGGTAATAGAGATTTGTTCGGTACGACTATGAATAAAGCAGTTGAACAATATAGAGAGGCTCTAAACAAAAAACCAAAAGAACTTGACTTTGCAGATGTTAAAGATGATGTGTTTGAACTTCTTGGTTATAACAGAGACACACTCGATGAAAACTTATCCAAAGATCAACAGTCTGCCATATGGTTAAATGTAATGAGAGCTGGTCTTGCAGTTGCGGCTGGAGAAAGTGAAAATGCTTTAACTAATGTAGCCAAAGGATTTGGTATAGGTCTTGAAGGTTACGGAAGAGACATGAAAGACTTAACAGATGACTATAGAGAAGATGTAAAAACATATACAACAACTGCATATACCATGTTGAAAGATGCCAAGGCAGAAGAACTTGCAAAGAATACATTGAATTTGCAAAGAGCTGGAGCAGAGTTTCAGATAACAAGTCAGTTTTTTGGACAAGAAAGAGAGAACTTGTTGAATCAACTTAATAGAGAAGTTGCTGGTAGAATGTTAAAGATGAACCATCTAAAAGCGTTTGCCGATATGGATTTTGAAAAATTCAAATTTAAAGTTAGTGCAGATCAAGCAGAAAAAGCCAATGAAATAGCTTTTCAAAAATTAAAAATGATGGAAGAACCTTTAATACAAGGAGCTATCATTGATGGGTATATTGAACTTATTGATCCAAATAAACCTGCAACATCTGATAATTTAAAACCAACACAAAAATTCAAAGATAGTGGTAGAAGTTTATTAGATGTCTTGTCTAAGAAAAACATAACCAGAATAACAGATACTCAAGAAACCAGAGGTATTTTAGGGGACTTAGGTGGGTATGGTATAGTGTATGACAGTGATAAAACCATGCCAGAAAATGTTAAAAAAGCTATTGGACAAAAGATAAAAGAATTAGGAACAAGTGGAAGTATTTATAAAAAAGCCATGGATCCATCAGATCCTCAATATGCCACAGCTCTTTCTCAAATTATAGGAGCGTTTAAATCTCTACAAAAATTTGATGGTGTTAAACTTGACTTTAATCTACTCGATGAAGATATAAAAAATGAGTTAAGAACTGCTGCTGAAGGAGATCCTATTTTAGAAATATTTAATAGAAACAGAAGTCTCTTTTCAGATATAAATTTAAACTAGTGGTGTTGAATGTATACATACAATATAGATGGAACGAACTACACCTTTTCTGAAGAAATAGGCGAAGAAGAAGCCAGACGTAGAGTTACTGTAACTCCTGGCACTGGCACTCGCAGAAGAAAACAAAACCCACGATACGAAGGTTTCTTTACTGAAGCTGGTGAAGGTGTTCTCTCTGGTCTTACTAAAATACCAGAAGGTATCGTATCCACTGGAACATTAATATCTGATGCAATCACTGGAGGCAATGCAACGGGAGCCGTTGAAGCATGGTTCGATAATCTAAGAGAAGAAGCAGGTATAGACCCAGAAGGTGCAGCAGGTAAAGTCACAGAAGCACTTGTGCAGTTTGGTATTCCCGGCATTTATGCAGCATCAGCTATTTCTAAAGTTGGTAAATTAGCAACTGGTACTGGTAAAAGTGGTAGTTTATTTAGACCAGACAGATTTGTAACTGCTCCTATAACTAGAGGCACAAGTTCACTTTTAAAAAGATTTGCACCTGATACTAAAAAGGCTTTAACAAATGTAGAGCGTAGACGAAGAATACGAGAAGGTGAAGTAAAAATTGGAACTAAAAAAGTTGGTGAAACAGATGCTCGTCAGTTGTCCACGTTTCCGACAAGAAGAACAAGAGACATTGAAACAAAATCACAGAAAGTTGGAAGATATGCAGTGTTAGCAAGTGCTGCTGGTTTTGCAGATGCCATAGTTTCTACAGATGACACACAAACTCTTGGTGACTTTTTTGAAGCAGGCCCAACTAATACAATAGATGCAGTGGGAAAAGAAGGACAAGAAAGAGCCTTTGCTAAAATATTTAATAAGATGAAAGTTGGTATAGAAGGTGGCGTAGCCACTGCCATATTGCCTCCAGCATTTTTAGCGTCCTTGACTGTTGCGAACAGAACTCTAGCAGCACGACCCACGGAGCTTTTAGATAAGATAAGTCCTACACTGGGAGGAGGTTTAGCGAAAGCTTTACCTACTGGTAAAGAAACAACAGTTCTTGACATAGCTAGTGGGTTTACTGTGCCAATGGTAAGAGAAGGCATCAGAGGAGCAACTCGAAGAATACTTCAGAGAGAACAAGAAATACTTCAAAGAGGTATAGGTGGAGAAGAAGGAGTCAGCACTTTACAAGGTATCATAGGAAGAATGGAAGCTCTTGCAAGATACAGAGGTTTTTTAGATCCAGTAGTAGCAAGAGTTCGATCTTTGATCAATCCAGAGGTTGAGGGTAACATTAAACTTGCAAAACAGAAGATGCAAGAGATTGATGATCAAATAAAAACACTTTTAAAAACAGACAGATTCGCAAGTCTTCCCGATCAGCACAAGAAAAAATACATTGATAATTTTATGGATGTGTTAGAAGGAGCAGTTAAATCACAAGATATTGATAGGTCTGTTCTTACAGGTAGAAGACTACAAAGAGCAGAAGAAGGCGCTGCTAAAATTATTGATTTACCAGATGAGTTATACACTTTGTACAGAGGTGCAAAAGAAAATATTGAAAATTTAACAGAACAGTTTGTAAAAAGTAATGTAGTGAAAGAATTACCAGAACAAGCTGTAGATGGGGGTATAAGTAGAGGTGAGTTTCAAAGACAAATAAGAAGAATTGCTAAAGAAGGTGGTTATCTTAGAAGACAATATAGAATATATAACGATAAGAATTTTAAATTAGACCCTAAAGCCAAAGAAGAAATAATTCAAAAGATTATGACAGGTGAGGGTGTAGACATAGGACATGTCAGAGGTATTTTATCTGGAACTGCTCATAGATTAACTGATGCACAAGCAGCCGATCTTTATGCAGGCCGTTTGAATTTTACTAGAGCACAAGCAACTAGATATATAGATGAAGTTACAAGTAAAGCTAAGTTAAGAGGTGGTAGAGGGTTAAACCAAAGTAGAATTTTTCAAAATCGTCTTGATGTAAGTTTGATTCAAAAAAGAAAAGTAGATAGCGATGTGCTTAAAGCTATACTTGGAGAGATCAGAGATCCAAGAGAAGCATTTATATCCACTGTTTCAGAACTATCTAATTTTATTGCTACTGATAGATTTTTGCAATTATTCAAAAACTCTGTTGATGCAAACATAGCACAAGTAGCAGCTAGAAACTCTAGACTTGCAGCAGGAGCAGAACCAGAAAAGCAAGTGTTCTTTAACATGGATGACGAAGTTCTGAATATAATAAGGAACAACCCTAGTGAGTTTCAAGGTATTGATTTAACAACAATATCAAGAACAAGTGATTTAGATTCAGGTTCAATACAAAAAGCAGTAAGATTTTTTGAAGAAAAAAATCCGAACCATGTTATCTTAGGTCGATCTTCTGACACAACTCCTGGTGGTGATTACACCGCGGGTGCAAACGCAACTAAAAGTATTTACGGAACTATGTTTGGTTATGCAGTGCCAAGAGTTATGTTTAATAATTTAAGTAACTCAGTTTGGACAGATGCTGATACCATGCCAACTTTTCTCAGACAAATTTATGGTGGGATGCAGAAACTAAAAGGTGCTACACAGTACGCAAAAACTATTTTATCACCATTGACACAGGTCAGAAACGTAACGTCTGCTGCTGGTTTTGCTTTAGCTCAAGGTAACTATGGCAAAGGATCTAGTTTAGGCACATCTGTTAATACAGTTTTAAGGGATGTTATAGACAAAGAATTAAAGATAAAGAACATGACATTTCTAGATTTAGAAAGAGATGGTAAAACATTAGATTTTCTTGTGGAAATGCAAAAGAGAGGTGTTATTGGAAGTTCGGCACAACTTCGTGAAATACAAGATAACTTAAGAAAAGGTTTGGGATACGAAGCAAAAGGCGACTATGTAGCAGGTCAAGTAAGAGGGGATTTGAGGTTACCTGGAGAAGTTGGTGGTCAAGGTGGTCAGAGAAGTCCAGAATTTAAAGTAACCAGAAGAAGTAAACTAGGACAGTTTTTTGAAGGCCCACTAAACGTAGCAGAAGATTTATATAGAGGTGGTGACGACATTTGGAAAATATATAATTACTTCTTTGAGTTAAACAAACTAAAAAATGCTAGACGTAAAATGCACAACGAAGCTATTCAAGGTTTGAAAAAGATAAATCCATCTCCTACTTTAGATGATATTTCAAGAGCTGTTGGTAACGCAGACGCTCAATTTGGAAAACACATAAACTTTAATGTTAGAAGAGAACTAGATCCTAACATTGAAGGACAACAACAAGTTTCCTTTGGTCCGATTCAAGATCAATTATCAGAAGCAATGAAACAATTTGCAGCAGACAATGTTCGTAACTTGGTTCCTAACTATGAACTTGTTCCAGATTTAATTAAAGGTTTAAGAGGTTTACCAGTTGGTAACTTTATAGCGTTTCCAGCAGAGATATTAAGAACTGGGTTTAATACTTTAGATGTAGCTATGAAAGAACTTACTAGTGATAGCGCTGCTATCAGAGAGATAGGTGCAAGACGATTAACTAACGCAGTATTTACTTTTGGTGTTTTAGGAGAAGGGATGCAGAGATTCGGTCAGTTTATGACTGGTACATCCGATGAAGAGTTAGATGCAATCAATAGAAGAGCTGCACCTTGGCAGAAAAATGCACAGTTGATTCCAGTTGGAAAAGATAAAGATGGAAACCCAGAAGTTATTGATTTTAGTCACACGAATCCTTGGGATATATTATCTAAGCCGTTTCACACAGTTTTAAAATCTTTAAGAGAAGGAACGAGATTAGATAAAACAGATGTTCAAAACGCAAGAGGAGCTATTTACGATGCCATGGGTGAGTTCTTTGAACCTTTCTTTGGTGTGTCTATGATTTATGATGCTTTCTTTGATGTACTACCAAGAGAAGGTATTTCATCTTTTGGCGTAGGAAGAGGAGGCATAACACAGTCTGGTGCTAAAGTGTACAAAGAAGCAGACAGTTCCATGATGGCAGTAGAAAAATCTTTTTTACATATATTGAATACAATGAAACCAAATATACTACCTATAAGAATACCAACTGGTGCAGATGTAGGACTTACCAGTGCCTTGGAGGGTAGAGATTTTGAATCAGTAAAATCTATAGAATTAGGAAGAACAACAAGAGGTGTTTTATTTCCAGAAGGTGGAGAGTTTTTTGGTTTTAATGTAAACGCAGAAGAACCAACTACTGGTAGAGAATACACAACAGCAGGTGAGATATTCAGAGCTTTCACTGGACTTCAAACTCAAATCATAGACAGAGACAAGATATTACAATTTACTGGTCAAGAGTTCAAAGGAGAACGATCAAGTGCCGCTACTTTGTTTAGTGATGCTTTACGTTTGGAGAATCCAACAGATAATCAAATGATAGAAGCTTATATCAGAGCAGATGATGCTCGATTGAAAGCGTTTAAGAAAATGAAATTGGCTTACGATGATTTTAAAAAGATGGGTTTAAGAGACGCAGAGATTAGAAAAATACTGAAACAAAAAGCAGGTTTGGGTAATAGAGAAATAACTTCTCTTCAAAGAGATAGATATCGTCCTTATAAAATTGATAAAAAGAAAAGAATAGAAGCGAGAAGAAAAGGAATTAAGATTCCTATGAACGCAATAAATAGAATTTTTAGAAATAGACAGAATATGAGATTGACTCCAGAGCCAGTCAAAGAAAAACCAACACCTGATGTGAGAAGTATTTTAAATACTGCACCAGTCAATACACCAGAATTACCACCCATGACGCAAAATGTTGTGCCACCAGAAACTACAAATGTAGCACAAAACATGATAAACAATGAATTATTTAGAACGGATCCACGAAACAGAGAAATAGCAGCTTTCTTAGGTTCTAACCCAGAAACTGTTCTAAAAAATATGCAGATAGCTAGGAGAACTGGATGAGTAGATTATCGCCAAACTTTACAATAACTGAATTTATTAAATCACAAACAGCAGAAAGAAAAGGAATAGAAAACATGCCAGACGACAAGCATGTGGTTGCTATGACGGCTTTATGTGAAAATGTCCTTGAGCCTGTTCGTGATCATTTCGGCAAACCAGTTGTTATCAACTCTGGTTATCGCAGCGCAGCGTTGTGTCGAGCCATAGGATCAAAGTCCACGAGTCAACACTGCAAAGGTCAAGCTGCTGATATAGAGATACCAGGAGTTGCTAATGCAGAGTTAGCACAATACATAGCTAATTCACTGGATTTTGATCAACTAATATTAGAATGTTATGATAGAGCCAAGGGTCCTAGTTCTGGTTGGGTGCATGTATCTTATGTTGGAGACGCAAACAGAAAAGAATCATTAACTTATGACAGAAAAAAAGGTTACAGACGAGGTTTGATTTACACATAAATGTCCACGTTAATTGTTAATTTACCTTCGATAGATGTATGGGTTCGTAAAGAATATTTGAGAGATGGTGAAGATGGGCACGGAGAGTTTGTAAAAGGTGTCTGGGTTACTGCAAAATCTATTCCAGGCCGAGCTTTCTATTTTGAAACTTACTTGCCTGACTACGGTGCTCTTTATGATAAACTACCTATTAGTGCTTTTACTGTTGAACCACAGACCCCGACTCCAGATATGGATCTTTATAATCTCCAGTTTTGGAATTGCATGGACTATGGCGTGGTGGCAATCAGCAAACAGTTTATAGGATCAATGGATTTTGAAGTCTATACAAGAGATCATGGTATTGTAAAAGGATCTTATGTTTGTACCCTTGATAACTATCACGAAAGCATAAACACAATAGATTACTCAACCAGTGAAAAACCAGCAGAACATAAATCATTTAATTTATTAGAGCTAGAAAATGGACAATTTTGTCTGTATCCAAACAATAGAATGAGAGTGTATGATAATTCGTTGACACCAGACAAACCACTGCAGCCAGACTTCAAAGTTAGCACAGAGATATATCAAGTTGAGAACGGACAAAAGTTTAGACTCGGAGATACAGACGAGTATTTTTGGAAGGCAAAAAATGAATGATAGAGTTTCTTCTGATCTTTATGCTCAACGAAAGAGTAATAGATCAGACACAAAGATTTGAAAATATTAACAGTTGTTTGTATTTTGCAAGACGTTTGAATAATCAACCCAGTGTTCCATTACCAGACGGGGAAATCGGTAAAATCACTGCATATTGCAAACCTGTCAGAAAAAAATAGGCTCTCAGATCGCCACACAGAGCCGAAACAAAGTGCCTGTGTATGATTCTAACCTAGAAATACCTTTGTTTTTGTAGGTTTTTGTATTGTCGATTAACCGACTTCTCCCCAATTTGACCCCATTTCAGCGTCTACATCAAAAGGAATTTTGAGTTCGGGTACACAATTAGACATAATATCTTTGATTTTTTCTACTTGATAGCCGTTTTCAATGTTAAAACATAATTCATCATGCACTGTTAACATTGGTGTAAGACCAGCATCGTAACAATCGACCATGGCTTTCTTTGTTTGATCGGCACTTGACCCTTGAATTAGTCTGTTTAGTGCTTTGTATGTAAAAGCTCTTCTAATACTGCCTTTACCACCGTACTCATCAATGGCTTCTTTCATTGGTAGTGCTTTGTTATATTTGAAAGACCTAGGTTCATACATATTGAATCTACATTTACGACCCAACCAAGTTCTGATGACACCACTTTCAGAAGCTTTCTTTGTTGTTTTTTCAGAAATAGATTTTAAGAATGGAACTTTGTTATTATACTTATCTAATAGAACTGTCGCTTCATCAATAGACAAGTCAAGAATGTTTGCCAACTTACCTTTACCCATGCCATACATCAGTCCAAGATTAACAGTTTTCGCTTGTTTTCTTGGTATGCCTGCTATATCTGCTACAATCTGATGAAAGTCAGCTTCGCCTTTCTGATACAAAGCTACAACGTCATCTATCTGTGGGTGCCTATCAAATCCATTTAAGGTGGCACAGTAATGTACTAACCATCTTGGCTCTTGTGAAGCATAGTCAAAAGATCCCCATTTTGATCCTTCCTCTGGAATAAACAAGCCTCGAATAAGTTTCTTTATATATGGATCTCTCGCAGGTATTTGTTGCAAGTTAGGATTACTTGAGCTAAATCTACCAGTAACGGTTCCCCCACCGTCAGAACGTAAAGGATGAAAGTCACAATGTATTCTGCCCTTATGCGAATGTTCAAGAATTGTATCAATAAAAGTCGTATTGGCTTTATTAACTTCCCTTATTTTTATAATTTTTTTCGCAATCGGATGAGGATGATTAGCAAGAAACTGTTTTGTAAACGCGGGGGCCCCGGACTTTTCTGTGCGAGAATACGAAAGTCCTACAGCATCAAAGACCTTTGCTACAGATGTGGCGACCCAAGGTTCAACCGTGACACCAGTATCTTTGACTATCTCCTCTACAAGAGACTTTTCTAAATCTGTTAATTCTTTCTTTACCAGTTCTGCTTTATTTAGATCTACTCGTACACCTGTTGTTTTCATATCTAAAAGTAAAGGTGTTAATCTAGTCTCTAATTCAAAAATACCACTACATTCTTCTTTGGTTATATCTTTTCTCAATACATCCCAAAGTTTTAAAGTTATAGCAGCATCATGTTCTGCATAAGCACCAACGTAACGAGGTGGTAGTTTCCACATGCCAGATTTTGGGTCTACACCAAACTCTTCGGCGGCACTCTTGAGCATCTTCTCATCTTTATATGTACCAAGATGATCTCCAGCTAACGAATTCAAATTATAGTATCTTCTGTTCTCATTTAACAAAGGCGCTGCGACCATGGTATCTCTGATCTTGCCTTTTACTTCTACACCCTCTGCTCTAAGCCAACCAAGATCGTATAGTGCATTATGAAACACGAATGTCTTACTTGTGTCTTTACATAGTTCTTTCATCCACTGTAATACAGTTCTTCTTGGCATGTTACCCACGGTGTGTGCTATTGGAAAGTACCAAGAACTATCTCCCGCAGCGACTGCTATACCTATGATATGTCCATCTTTTCTGCACCAACCAGGTCCTAACTTCATCAAGTTTTCATCTTTAGTTTCTAAGTCGATAGCTATTGTATTGTACTGAGACAAATCTGGTATGGTTTCGGGTGGTGTCCAATCAGAGTCTACATTACCCCATGCTACGTCTTTTATGTCTTGTTCCAATAAATGGTATTGGTCACTTGTCATTTATAATTTCTCCACCTAATGCAGCGTAGCCAATAATATCGACCCAACTGTCATCATGTTCTATCGTTTCTGCTAGTCTGGCTAGTTTTACACCAACCATACAAGCCACAACTTCTTGTGCCGTAACTTCTCTGTCTAATACAACAGACCATATCTTGGCTATTCGCTCATGGTTAAATTTAGCAGGCCCATATTCTTTGGCTCTCGGACCATTGATTAGTTTCTCTGCTTGATCTAAAAAATATTTTCTGTCCTTTTTATCTTTTTTAAGATTCTTGAAAGGATTCACATATGTTGTGTCGATAACCTCACAATGCCTATGAACATAACTATCCCAAAAAGCTCGAGGGTTTTCTTCATCCATTGCTTGTTGTAAATACCATTCTTTTCTCATCTTAAATCTCCAAATTCATGTTTTCCAGAACTTACTACTATATGTAGCTCTTTCTTTGCTCTTGTTACACCTACATACCAGACTCTTTTTTCAGCATCTTGATCTTCACTTTCAACACATGCCTTTGTCGAATCTAACAACAGTGCTACATTATCGGCTTCTCCACCTTTTGCTCTATGGATTGTAGATACACGGATCCTAGGATCCGCCGAAAGAATCTTCTCTCCTCTCTTCCTTACAGATACTATATATGCAGCGACTTGTTCTGATATTTTTAAGACATTTTGCCATGTTACAAAGTTATGTGCCTCAAAGCCACATATTCTTTTAAGGTCTATCAAATTCCATTCCTCATCGTCTGGTAGAGAATACATAATTTTTCTACCCGATCTTTGTATATATTTAGGGTCTATAAGTTTTGAAAAAGGTTTCAATAAATCAGCAGGTACTGTCGCTCCTCTCTGTAACTTTAGCCATACCTCTATAGCCACTAACACGTTAATCGATACAGACCAACCCTCTCCCTCTCTCCAAAAGACATAACCTTCTTCTCTTAATTTCTGACAAACTTTGTTAGCTATGTAATTAGTTCTTGTAAGAATTAACCACTCGCCCTTTGTCATATCAATATCAAGAATATCGTTATGCCATGTAACAAACCCTTTATAATCTCTTGGCTTCCACGATTTTTCTTCTCGTTTTGTAATTTGATCAGTTAATCCTTTGGCAAAAGCAAATGAATGGTCTGGAACACGATATGATTGTTCTAACACTATTTTAGTTTCACTAGCATTTAAAAAATCATCTACGTTAACACCCATCCAAGAATATATCGCTTGGTCATCATCTCCTGCATAATAGACTCTTTGAGAATTAGGAACTAATACTTCCTTAACCATCTTCCATTGCAATGGAGCTAAGTCTTGAGCCTCGTCTATGATAAGTAAATCAAACTCGGGAGACGTTCCTTGCCAGATAAACTTTTCTATCATATCAATGAAGTCGTACTTTCCTTTTGTTCTCTTGTAATCTTTGAAAGCCTTGTCCAATATTAATAGCTGTTGTTTATTTAAACTTTGATCCCAACCCTTATGGAACTCTTCTATAAGATCAACTTGTTTGACTCTAGCATACTGTATTAATGACATGTATTTATCGCCACCTGCACCAATGTTAAACAGTGGACCTTCTTCCAAACTAACTGTTTGTGTAGTTCTAAAGTCTAAGCCTACAAGTTTACCTAACTCATTATAATCATGGCCCGACATAACTTCTGATGTACTTAACCCAAGCCAACTAAAGGCGAGAGAATGTAAGGTTCTAAAATAAGTTAAGTCTTTTGAGTCTACTCCCTCTATGGCTTTTAATGCTCTAGTCTTTGCTTCTGTTGCAGCTTTTCTACTGAAAGACATGAACCCTATTTTCCAAGGTTGAACATGATGAGCCAAACTACCTTCAACTAGCTTAATTAAAGTCGTAGTCTTACCCGTTCCAGGTGGTCCAAAAATTGTTATCTCCTTCGGTAACTCTGGATTTGTTGAATCGTTTTTATATTTTGAAAAATCAATTGACATTAGAATGGAACCTCCTCTTCTTCGATTGCTATTGGTTTGATCTCTACCTCTGCTCCAAACTCTGGTATCCACCAAACTCTGACAGTTTTCCACTTGCCTTGTGATGTTTGAAATTTTTTAACAACAGAACTATCTCCGTTGTTTACTTCCTTCAATCTCTCTTGGACTTGTGCTCTCGTATAATTATCAAACTTTCTATTCCTCAAAAACTCCATCAAAGAATCTAATCTAAAGTATGTACGAGATTCTTCTATATCTGTGTATGGTTTACCTATTACAACCTCTTCAAAACTCTGTGCCTGTACTCGACCTGTGCAAAACAATTCAAGATAGGACAAGAACTGTCCCTTATATGTTAGTTCTTGTGGCACACTTATCTCATTGCAATTCTCAAGAAGTCCGTTGACTTGTATTTCCCAATCAGCGTCTTTCATCTTTGGTGGCATGAAGTTCAACTGCTCCATACATGCTCTTTGAAATAATCTAGGTGCTTGTAGTTCTTCTGTAGTCAACTCAAGTCTTCTGCCATCTATATCCAAGAACCACAGACGAGGCTCTGATAATATGACCGACAAACCACTGATCGCAGGCATAGATGTTGTACCAATGCCATGCTTCAAACCACGACATACACTTTGATTACAATGTGATGACATAGGTTCTTCTTTACATAAATACTGATACTCTTTCTTCTCTAACGTAGATTGTATTGTAACAATCTCGGATGCAGGCAGTGGCGGTGTAAAATGTTTTACATTCAACTGCTCTAACTGCATCTTCCAATCGTTAGGTGCAGACTTCTGTAAAAAAACACCAAGTTGAAAAGCCGCTTTGTTTCTGCCACCTTCAAAGATTCCCATGCTAAGTAAAGACTTGAGACAAGGAACATAACCCGGGAACAAGTTCGGTTTACCACCGACAGATATCTCCATGAATTTTTTTGGATCACACTTTATCTTGTGTATTCTTTCTACGAACTCTTGAAGAGTTGCTTCTATATAAGCAGACTTCTCTTTCCAATATGCAAATCTCAAAGTTTTTT